TCATTAAAGAGTTAGTTTATCACATATTTAAAAGTACTGAAAGTAATATTGGTATGATTATGTTAGAGGAAAGTCCTAAGATAACTGCATTAGATATCATGGGGACAGAAGCTAACTTACCTTTAAGAAGACCAGACATTAATTTATCTAAAGAAGATAAGACAATGTATTTTAATAAGACAATAGGTTCTGGTAGATTTTATTTCTATAATCATTTTGGTTCAAACTCTGTTGATAATATTATATCAAGAGTTAGATACATGGCGAAAGCTTTAGATTGTAAGTTCATTGTACTAGACCATGTAAGTATGATAGTTTCTTCTCAAGAATTTGGTGATGAAAGAAAAGCTATTGATGAAGTGATGACTAAACTTCGAACACTTGTTCAAGAAACAGACATTGCTTTAATTATAGTATCACACTTAAGAAGACCAGATGGTAGAGGACATGAAGAGGGAGCAGTAACTTCACTATCACAATTAAGAGGGTCTGGTTCTATTGCACAATTATCTGATATGGTTCTTGGATTAGAAAGAGATAGTCAGAATGATGATGTTGCTATTAGAAATACTACATCATTAAGAGTTCTTAAGAATAGATTTGTAGGTATGACTGGTCCTGCGTGTTGGTTATATTGGGATAAAGATACTGGTAGATTAAATGAAGTAGATAAACCTACTGGTGATGAGACAGAAGAAGATAAATTTTAAGTGAAAGGACTGCGAGAGTGGGTGACAGAAAATTATTTCTGGATATCGAAACAACCGAAATTCTTAATGGGTTTAAATTACCTAACAAGATTTTTTGTTTGGTCACTATATGTGATAAGGGGAATATTATATCTTATACTGAGAATGATTTCCATAAATTTCAGAATGATGCGAAGAATTATCAAGAGTTTATTGGACATAACATAATCGGATTTGATGCACCAGTAATTAAAAAAGTAATTGGAGTTGACTTATTTAAGTTAGGTAAAGTTACTGATACATTAATTCTTTCAAGATTATTTAAACCAGTTCGTGAAAGTGGTCATTCATTAAGAGCATATGGAATTAAGTTTGGTTATAACAAAATAAATTTTAAAGACTTTACAAAGTTCTCTCAAGAAATGCTTGACTATTGTATTCGTGATGTTAAGTTAACTCAAAAAGTTTATGACTTATTACAAAGACAGGGTAAAGGTTTCTCTCAAAAATCTATAGATTTAGAACATAGAGTTTCAGAGATTATTGAAAGGCAAGTTCGTACAGGATTTCTTTTTGATTTAGAAAAGGCACATTTACTTCATGCTAAATTACAAAAGAAAATAGATGATGTACAAAATAAAGTTAGAGAAACATTTCCTCCATTAAAGATTGAAGAAACCTTTATACCTAAATCAAATAATAAAACAAGAGGATATGTAAAGGGAGTTCCATTTATTAAAGTTCACTATCAAGAATTTAATCTTGGTTCAAGACAACAGATAGGTGAACGATTAATGAAACTTGGTTGGAAACCTAAAAAGAAAACAGAGAAGGGGCATGTTATTGTAGATGAAAAAGTTTTATCACAAATTAAAAACATACCAGAAGCAGAATTAATAAACGAATTCCTTCTACTGCAAAAAAGAATTGCAATGATTAATTCTTGGATTGAAGCAGTTGATAAGGATAGGAGAGTGCATGGAAGAGTTATTACTAATGGAGCAATAACTTGTAGAATGAGTCATCAGTCGCCCAACATGGCTCAAATTCCTGCTGTGTACTCTCCATATGGTAAAGAATGCAGGGAGTTATGGGTAGTTCCAAGTGGCTATAAATTAGTGGGAATAGACGCAAGTGGACTTGAGTTAAGAATATTATCTCACTACATGAACAACAAGGAGTATATTAATGAAGTCATTAATGGAGATATACACACTACAAATCAAACTCTTGCAGGGTTGGAGAGCAGAGATACTGCAAAAACATTTATCTATGCGTTCATTTATGGGGCAGGTAACAAAAAGCTCGGAAGTATCTGTGGCAGGTCTGAGAGCTATGGAAAACAGATTAAAGAAAGATTTCTCAAATCTTTACCAAGTCTTAAAAAATTGCGAGACAGATTGGACCTCGCTTGTAGAAAAGGATACCTCAAAGGAATCGACCAAAGAAACCTCATCATCAGAAAAAAACATGGAGCAGTCAACACCCTCATCCAAGGGGCAGGGGCAATAGCTATGAAAACTGCATTGGTATTATTAGAAGACAAAATTGAAAAGAATAATATTGATGCAGTTCCAGTAGCAAATGTCCATGATGAATTTCAATATCAAGTAAAAGAAAATCAAGCAGAACAACTAGGACAACTAGCAGTTCAATCAATACAACAAGCAGGAATTAAATTAGGACTTAGATGTCCATTAACAGGGGAGTACAAAAGTGGAAACAACTGGAAAGAAACACACTAAAACAATTGATACTTTAGTTCCAGATATAAATAAGTTATTATCAAATCTGGGTGATGGAAAAAAATTAGAAGTATCAGATGAACAATTAAATAAATTTTTAAAGAACATTAAAGATGCTTTTATTGACTGGAGTAATCCAGTTAAACAAGATAAGAGTTCATTAAGAATGTCTATACTAGGAAGACCATTAAGACAACTATGGTATGACAAACATAAACCAGTCAAGAGAGAAAAAGCAAATCCTTCTTTACAATTAAAATTTTTGTATGGACATTTACTTGAACATCTTGTTTTATTTCTTACTGATTTAGCAGGACATAAAGTTACAGACCAACAAAAGAAAGTTAATGTTGATGGTATTATTGGGCATATGGATAGTAAAATTAATGGTGAAGTTGTTGATGTTAAGACTGCTTCCTCATATTCATTTAAGAAATTTCAGAATGGTACACTTGCAGATGATGACCCTTTCGGATACATTACTCAGCTTACAGGTTATGAAGAGAATGAGAAAACAAAACAAGGTGGATTTCTTGTTGTCAATAAATCAACAGGTGAGTTAGTACTTTATAAACCAGATGATTTATTAAAACCAAATATTAAAACTTTAATTAAAAATGTTAAAGAAAAGTTAGATTCACCAGAACTACCACCTAAATGTTATGAATCAGTACCGCATGAGAAGGCGGGTAATATGAAACTTCCTGCGGGTTGTGTATTTTGTTCTCATAAAATAGAATGTCATAAAGATGCAAATGATGGTAAAGGATTACGAGCATTTAAATATGCAAGTGGTAATATTTATTTTACTAAAATTGTAAAGATACCTAAAGTAGATGAAGTTAAGATTATAAAAAAATAATTTATGTTACAATCTCAGGATGAATTAGAACCAATTACTAGCCCAATGTCAGATGAATAAAAAATGAAAGAATTATTATTAAAACTAACACAAAAAATTACCACTTGGCATGTAAAAATCTTTGAGTACCTTACTCGAAAATCTAAAACCAGTATATTCTTTACATGGCTTTTAATTTTTATTTGTCTCTATGAAATTTTTGAACATATTGTTATACCTATAGCTTTAATTTGGTGGGGGTTAAGTTGAATAGTAAAAAGATGAAAATAATAAGAAGAAGAGCAAAGACAATTCTAGTTCAATGGTTAAAATCTTTACTTCCAGATGATGAAAAAGAAAAAGAAAAAATTACAGAGAAAACTATATTTAGTTTAATGCCAACTCAAACTCACCATGTATTTCAAAATCAAATACGATTATCAGCTTGGTCTTTTAAATGGGTAGTTAAACAACTTAAAAAAAATCCGGACTTGACTTTTAATCAGCTTGATGATATAATAAAGAATACAAATATGAGTTCGCATAAAGTATGGTAAAGTATCGAAGTAAATTTGAAAAGAATGTAATATCAAAACTTAAAAATAAAAAGATTAAATTTTTTTATGAATATGAAAGATTAAAATATGTACAACCGAGTATTCTTCGGGCTTATACTCCCGACTTGTATTTTCCTAATACTAATGTATATGTAGAATTAAAGGGGCGGTTTAAACTTTCAGACAGAAAGAAACATCTTTGGTTAAGGGATAGTACTAAACATGATATTCGTTTTTGTTTTCAAAATGAACGAGTTAAAATTAGTAAGAGTTCTAAAACAACTTATGCTGAATGGTGTCAAAAAAATAAATTTAAATTTTGTAATAAAATTATTCCTAAAGATTGGATGATAAAAAAATGTTAACTAAATTATATTTAAAGTATGTATTATTATCACCTGTTGATAGAGTATTCTTCTTTATATTTTTTATATTAGGTTCTTTAATTTTATTAAGTTTAATTATGTTGGTAATAATATAGTGGCAGAAATGGAAAATGGTAAAGCTTATATTGTTATTACACCTAAAGGTATAGGCAAAACTAAAACGATTGATATTGAATTAATTAATTTAGTAGCAGAAGATAGAGAAGTATTAACACTAGCCCAAGGTGTTTGGTGGTTTGCAAAAAATAGTACTAAACTTGCTACATATATTGGTATGAGAGAATTCGAAAGAATATTAGTAGGAGAAATGAAAGATGACAAAAAACTTAACTAAAGAATATTTAGAAACAGCTATTAAATTAATAACTGGTCCAAGAGCAGATGATTATGGTGATAAAGTTATTAATCATGGCAACATTGCAAAATTATGGTCAGCTTATTTTGATATACCAATTACAGGACATGATGTAGCAGTATGTATGACACTATTAAAAATTGCAAGAGCAAAATTTGGAAACCCAACACCAGATACTTATGTAGATGGGTCAGCATATATGGCAATCGCAGGTGAATGTAAAGATAAGGAAGAAAAATAAATGAAACTTAAATCAGGCATACCAAACTATTATAAAAAATTATGGAAGCAAGATAACCAAGTCCGCACTTCAAACTACCAAATCAATTTTGATGATTTTTGTAAAGGTGAAGATGAAGAAACAGTTTCCAACGATAAAGAAATCACAAGTAAAAAAGAAGAAATTTTTAAAAAATGAGAAGTTTAATAGAAAGTCTTATTGATGTTGGTAGCGGTTTCATTTTAGCAATTCTAATACAGATGATAATTTTTCCTGTCTTCGGTTTGTATCCCACAATACTTGATAGCATTGGTATTGCATTAATTTTTACTGGGGTTTCTGTGGCACGTTCTTGGTTATGGAGATTGTTATTTAAAAAATTTTAATTATGAAAAAAGAAACTAAACATTACAAATGAAAGGTAAAAAATAATGGATTACGAAAAAGACAATTTACTAACCGACTTCGGCAAGACTACTTTAAAGGATAGATACTTATTACCTGATGAAACATCACCACAAGATGCTTTTATGAGAGCGGCAAAATCCTTTTCAGATAATGAAAAGATGGCTGAACGTATTTATGAATATGCTTCTAACCTTTGGTTTATGTTTTCTACTCCTATACTAAGTAATGCAGGAACAAAAAGAGGTATGCCTATCTCCTGTTTTTTAAATTATGTTGGTGATAGTAGACAAGGACTAACAAGGCATTACACAGAAAACGCATGGTTGGCTTCTGTAGGTGGCGGAATTGGTGGCTACTGGGGACATGTTAGGTCTGATGGTACAATGACTTCAGGTGGGAGTCAGAGTTCAGGGTCTATTCCTTTTTTACATGTAGTTGATTCTGAAATCATGGCGTTCTCTCAAGGAAAAACTAGAAGAGGAAGTTATGCCGCTTACATGGATATAAGTCACCCTGAAATAATAGAATTTTTAGAAATGAGAAAACCTAGTGGTGGTGATATACATAGGAAATGTTTAAACTTACATCATGGTATAAATATTTCTAATCAATTTATGGAGTTGATTGACAACTGTATAAAAGAACCTACTTATGATGATAGTTGGGATTTAGTAGACCCACATACAAAAGAAAAAGTCCGCACTCTTTCAGCGAGAGATTTGTGGCAAAAAATTTTAGAGACTAGAGTAGCAACTGGTGAGCCTTATATCTGTTTCATTGATACAGTAAATGAAGCTCTCCCTGAACAACAAAAGAAATTAGGATTATATGTTAATCATTCTAATCTTTGCTCGGAAATAACCCTACCTACAAATGAACAACGGACAGCCGTTTGTTGTTTATCTTCCCTTAACTTAGAAAAATATGAGGAATGGAAAAAGGATACTTTATTTATTCCTGATATAGTACGTTTCTTAGACAATGTACTACAATACTTTATAGATTATGCACCCGAAGAATTATTTAGAGCAAGATTTAGTGCTAATAATGAGCGTAGTATAGGACTAGGAGCTATGGGTTTTCATGCCTATCTTCAACAACAAAAAATTCCCTTCCAATCTGCTCTAGCAAAAACAAAAAATTTACAAATGTTTAAAAAAATAAAAGAAGAAGCTGTAGCTGAATCAAAAAGATTAGCTGTTAAGAGAGGTGAAGCTCCTGACATGGAAGGCACAGGATTACGTCATGCACACTTATTAGCTATTGCACCTAACGCTTCATCTTCAATAATTTGTGGGACTACTTCTCCCTCAATAGAACCTTATAGAGCAAATGCTTATGTTCAAAAAACAATGTCAGGTTCTTTTTTAGTTAAGAATAAATATTTAGAAAAACTTTTAGAAAAGAAGGGTATTAATACGGATAAAATTTGGACATCTATTATAGCTAATAGAGGTTCAGTCTTACATTTAAAAGAATTGTCTGAGTATGAGAAAGATATTTTTAAAACTGCTATTGAAATAAATCAACAGTGGATAATAGAACATGCCGCAGACAGGCAGAAGTATATATGTCAAGGACAAAGCGTAAATGTTTTTGTTCCTGCTGATGTAGATATAAAAGAGTTACATGATATACACATGTTAGCTTGGAAACGTAAATTAAAAACTCTTTACTATTGTAGGTCTGAAGCAATAAAAAGAGCGGAGTTAGTATCTCAAAAGATAGAACGTACTATTATTCCTGAAGCGAATTGTTTATCTTGTGAGGGGTAATAAAAAAAAGACGTAAGAAAAGAAAAGAGCAAATAGTGTTGTGGACAGTTTATCATACTGTCTTAGCATTTGAATTATTAATATTAATTATTATAGAAAGGATTGAATTATTAAGATGAGTTTATTTAAAGAAAGAGTTTATTATAAGCCATTTGATTATGAATGGGCTTTTGAAGCATACGATACACAACAAAAAATGCATTGGCTTCCTAGTGAAGTACCATTACATGAAGATATTAGAGACTGGAATGAAAAATTAACTCTTGAAGAAAAGAACT